AGTAGGTGTGCTGTCATTGACTTTAATGTTAATAAAAGAGACAAACCAACAATCGCAGCAGGATTCTTCCAACGAATCATAGAGATACTTGATTTAGAGAAAGTTAGATACGATAAGAAAGTTATAATTGAATTAATAAACAAACACTTTCCTGATTGGAGAAGAGTGTTAAATGAGTGTCAAAGATATTCTGTGGGTGGTGAAATAGATTCTGGTATTCTTGCGTCTTTTTCTGATGTATCTGTTAACGAACTTCTTAAAAATCTTAAAGATAAAAACTTCTCTGAAGTACGTAAGTGGGTCAACACTAACTTGGATAATGATACTACTTTACTTTTCCGTCGTATCTACGACAGTCTATATGATTCCTTAGTCGCTAGCTCTATTCCTGCTGCTGTACTCGTTTTGGCTAAATACCAATATCAAGTGGCATTCGTAGCAGATCAAGAGATTAATCTTCTTGCATGTCTAACAGAGATTATGGTGGAGTGTGAATTCAAATGAAAATAGTTGAGAGACATAGGTATGATGGTAAAAAAGTTTTTGAAACAAGAACTCTTACCTTTGAACCATATCCTTATGAACAAATAGAGTTAGTAATCAAAAAAATTCAAGACAATTTATCACCAGATCTTTTAAAAGGTAAGAGATTAAAATATCCTAATGATGTTCAAAAGTACAAATATTACGGACATTGTTATCATGCCTCACAAGCTCTATTTTATCTTATTGATACTGATAGATTGATTCCTTATAGTTCAGAGGATGATCGGGAAGAAAAACATTGGTATCTTAAAGATGGAGTAATAATATATGATGTCACAGAAGAACAGTATTATGTTAGAGCAAAAGTTCCACCTCATTCAAAAGGTAAAAAAAGTGTATGGTATGGTTGGAAACAAAGACCACAACAAATAACCCTTGAACTTATGAAGAGAGTTCTTGAAGATAGGTTGGAGAGTGATATTGTTAAGAAATACTAACATTCTTGCAATTTGAAATTTAATCTATTATAATTAAAGTACGGTTTGAGATTGACTGGAATTTAATTCCTACGATTCAGACGTTGTAAATTCACTTTAAGTAAAATGCAAACTAGTTACAATGCAGGAGTTCCTGCTGCAACAATATCCTTTTGGGATAAATTATTAGCAACATGTGCTAATCCATTAGGTTTAGACGAAGACCTTCTTGAGAAAAGTAAAGAGGTCTGTCCACCGAGAGTATATGAAAATGCTACGTATAGGGGAAGATTTTTAGTTCCTCGTAGTGTGTTAAGATATAACGAAGAAGAACAACCTAGAGATAAAAATAACGATTCTGAACACGTAAACAATCTTCTAAATGACTTTGAAGTAAACAGGTACAATGTACACTGTCAACCTCCGATTTGTTGTTTTGATGAAGAGAATCGTCATGGAACTCATCTAAGAGGCCAATCAGGTTTCAATCGTGATGAAGTTTTTTCTCGTATGGGACAGGAAATGGCGATTGTAGATATCTACGATTATGAAAGTAAAATGTGGGAGGTGGTTGCAAGAAATCAATCTAATCACCACAGTAATCCTGCATTAACTCAGACAAAGAATGATTACATTAAAGAAGTATGTAACGCAGTTGATGCTGGAACTATAGAGGGTACCAGTGATGCAATTGATCAATTTGTTGACTTGATCGCAAGAGACAAAACTTCTAAGATAAGAAGACAAATTAAGGACACATGTTACAACAACTGTCAAACATATCCTAACTTTCGTACATACAGTGCATCTGGCTCTGTCAAAAGTAAAAATACTCTAAGGGGGTTTGTTAAGGATTATGGTTTGGCACCTGCAGGAGTAGAGGGTCGTTCAGATGAGGAATTAATTCAACAAGGTTATATTCTTTACTGTGCCGGTCAGGGTGATAACAAAGCTACATGGATGAGATCAATCGCTCATGGAACTCGTCTTGATCTTCCAGTTTGGATTCTTGGGTATGCACCAACTAGAAAACCTGATCTTCAAGACTTCAGAGAAAATTGGGTAGAAGAGTTTAACGAACTTAAAGAATTATGTATTAATTTTTCTGAAGCTATTACAGATTCTGACGGAACTGATATTAATGAAGATTCATTTCCAGTTAAGTTTGCAGGATTTCTACCACAGTATGTGAAACCAAATCCTAAAGATGGTGGTAAACCAACTGAAAATACTTTGGTTGATATTGATGGACATCCAGTTAGATTTGATCCTGATGGAGATTGTCTTACATTAAGATAATAAAATCTATAATTAGGAGGATATTAGTATCCTCCTTTTTTAATGTAAAATAATTATGATGATTATGAAGAAAAAAACTAAACCATTTAAATTAAATGCTTTCGGTGTTCTTGGTATTGTTTTGCTAATAAGTGGCATCTTTTCCGGTTATGTGGTATACTATACATTGATGGAGAATCTAAAATGAAAGTTTACAGAGATGAACTACTGAAGATGTTAAAGGAACATGCCTATAAAAAAGGTGAGTTTACTTTATCTTCTGGTAGAAAAACAGATCATTACATAAATTGCAAACCTGTAACTTTAGATGGTAGAGGTTTAGCAATTGTAAGTGCCATGTTAGCTGAGTGTATCGAAGAAGATGCAGTAGCAGTAGCAGGACTTACTTTAGGTGCTGATCCTTTAGTATCAGGTGTTGCTATGGTATCTGCATTAAATCAAGGTAAACTTACAGGATTGATAATCCGAAAAGAACCTAAAGGTCATGGCACTGACGAATACATTGAAGGGCCATTACCACCTAAAGGTGAGAAGGTAACTGTATTAGAAGATGTTGTTACTACAGGTGCATCATCAATCAAGGCAGTTAAAAGACTTCGTGATGCAGGTTATGAAGTTAAACGTGTTGTTTCAATTGTTGATCGTCAAGAGAATGATGAAGCAAACACTAACTTTAAAATGGCAGGTCTTGAGTTCTATAGTCTATATCCTTTAGAGGAAATAACAGAATGAAATGTTGGCACTGCAATACCGAACTGATATGGGGTTCTGATTTTTCTGGAGAAGATTATGGATGTGAAGATCAGTATTCTATAATTACAAACCTATCCTGTCCTAAATGTGAATCTTATGTTGAAGTCTACTATCCAAACCAAAGAAGAGAAGAAAATGAAGAAGAAATTGAGAGCACAAGTTAAGTCCAGATTTTATTATATTTTCTGGGGTACTGCTACTATATCTGTAGTTCTTGGTCAAATATATGTCGGAACTGGATATAGAGTTATGGCCGATGCAATTGCAAATCTTGCAGAAACTGTTATAATAGAATCGGAAAGATTAGATCTACAAAGAGGAGATGATGGATTTCTTTATTAATGTAATTCCACATGGAGATTACTCAGGATTACCACCAACAGGTGTATTCATTTTTTGGATAGTAGTATCCTTAGTTTCTTTAGTAGGGTATGGTTTATACCTTACTTTTGGGCCTGGTGGTAAAGATTTAAAAGATGAAATTAGAGAACATGCTAAGATGCATGAGATGGGAATTGCTCACGGTCATGAAGGTAGAAAGACTATAATGACACAAAGAGCACAAGAGCAGGATTACCCACACCATAAACATGACAATTAATATCATTTCTAAAAATGATACTCTTTGGGCAGCAGATGAGTTTATTCAATATTTCTCTCACATGGGAAATATTGAAGACTATTTGCGTTATGTTAAAAAAGAAACAATTAAAAGTTTTAGTGCTATTACACCTTTAGAAGATGAGTTTCTTAATGAAGATATTCATCCTAATGATATGGAGTTTGATATTCGTTTTGTAGGAGAAAGATTTCAAAATGGTCTACCACAAGATCATTATAAAACTATGTTAGGTGTTGTATCATCTCACAATAATGAATCAAATATTCCCGGTAGAGAATTACGTTGGATGGTATATGAAAAGAATACTCAAAAGTTAATTGGTTTTATACGTCTTGGTTCACCCACTATCAATTCAAAACCAAGAAATATATGGTTAGGTCAACCAGCTAATCTATCAATATTAAATCGCCATACTTGTATGGGATTTGTTATCGTTCCATCTCAACCATTTGGATTTAATTATCTTGGTGGTAAATTATTAGCATTACTTTGTTGTTCACACTTTGCAAGAGAAAAAGTATCTGAAGTATTTGATAAAAAGATTGCATTATTTGAAACAACTTCTTTATATGGATCTACCACATCAGCATCACAGTATGATGGTCTTAAACCTTTTATAAGATATAAAGGTCTTACTGAAAGTAAGTTTACTCCGTTATTACATGATAATGCATTTCATAAACTTCATAATAAATTTAAAGAACTGAATAACAATACTCCTCTTACTGATAACAAAGCATCTTCAAAGAAGTTAAAGAGACAAACCAAGATGATATCTATAATTAAAAATTCAATGAAAGAGTATGGAATGCAAACTGAGTTGGAAGAGTTTACAGATACTATTAACATGGCATTGAATCTTACACAAAAGAAAAGATATTACATTTCGGATTATGGTTATGCTAATGTTCGTGAAGTTATAGCTGGTGAACAAAATAATTTAATTCGTGGTCAAAATTGGGATAAATTTTATCTTGAAAATATTATTGCATGGTGGAAGAAGAAGGCCGGTAAAAGATATGATAAGTTAAAGAAAGAGGGTAGATTTAGGAATAAGGTAGAACTATGGACACAAGAGGATGATATACAAATCATTCGTTAATAAATACTTAAAAACGGATAGAGATGAAGACGTTCAAAGAATTTATAAACGAAAGTAGTCTTTCTAGAATTAAAAGTAAGTCTGACAAGAAAGGCATTGCTGTAATGTCTGCATCAAGAGCTAATAAATCTGCTAAAGAAAATAGTGCAAGGGCTAAACAGTTAGATAAAGATATTCGTGGCAAATTTAAGAGAGGTGCTACCAAAGTAACTGGATCTTATGTTGAGAAAGATGATAAGACAGGTAAAGAAACAAGAGTAAAAGAAAGAAGTCATGTAATAGATAGTGGTAAGATGGGTAAGAGAAAGTTCAAGAAGGAAGTAAAGAAGTTGGGTAAGAAATACGGACAAGATTCCGTATTGACATCAGGTAAAAAAGGTGGTACACTATCAGCAACTCGCAAAGGTGGTCTCGGCAAGAAAAAAGGTATAGGTGTGGGTAGATTCAAACCACAAGGAACAAACCCAGATGGTCAATCTCAGATCAAGGGAAAAACTTTTTCATTTAACAAAGACTAATGACAAACAAACTTTATGATGACTCCAATTGGAGAAATGAATACAAGAGTTACACCAGTGATAAAAGGGAACTCGAATTACTTGAAAATGGGCCTCACAGTCTTACAGATTCATGGCATCTTCAAGCAATGTATGGTGACTGGAAGAAGAAAAAAGGTTATAATAAATTAGACCCAAAAGAAAACAAAGGACAGATGCAGTCAACAATGCAGGATTTTTTTGAAAGTCAAAAAGATCAAGGCATTTGATCAATACTTATTATCATGGCAGAATTGAAAGATTGGTTGAACTCAATCAACCTTAATAAAAAGAACTTGATTGATGAAGATCCATCAATCGAAAAAGAGTATCCTCCCTTCATTGTGAACAAGTGTCTGTCAGGACATCTTGACACTGTGATGCTTGCTAATGAGATGAATAAGTATCCTTTTTTATCAAAAAAGATGCAACATGATTTTCTTATACATATAGTGAGGAAGAAGAAAAGATTTTCTCCTTGGTTGCGTAAAGACAAGATCAAAGAACTTGATAGTGTCAAAACATACTATGAATGTAGTAATGCTAAAGCGGAACAGATTCTAAAAATTCTTACAAAAGAACAACTGAATTTTATTAAATCTAAACTTGATATTGGAGGAAGACGATGAGTAGTGTTCTTAAGGAACCAGATGTGAAATGGAATCCTGACCAGATGGTCGAAGTGACATTAAATGAGCCAGACGATTTTTTAAAGGTTAGAGAAACTCTGACAAGAATAGGTGTAGCATCCAGAAAGGAGAAGAAGATATATCAATCCTGTCACATACTTCATAAGCAGGGCAGATATTTTTTGGTACACTTTAAAGAATTATTTGCGTTAGATGGAAAGCATGCAAACCTTACATCTAATGATGTTCAACGTAGAAATCGTATAGCACAGTTACTTGTAGATTGGGGATTGGTAGGTATTATAAATTCTGACATAATACAGGACGTAGCACCTCTAAATCAAATTAAAGTTTTATCGTATAAGGATAAGGGTGAGTGGCAATTAGAAACTAAGTACAATATTGGATCTAAAAAGAAAAAGGTAGAGGAAACCGAAAAAGTATAGGACGGTGGGGTATCACTACCCCACTTTTTTATGTGTGTGATATAAATAGTAGTGTCGCCTTCGGGGACAAAAACTAAACTCGCTTACATAGGAGAACTATTATGAATGCTCTACAAAGATACCATGCTGCAAATCTTCCTGATTTGATTGATAAAATTTCAAAGAACAGCATAGGATTAGATGATTATTTTGAAAGATTTTTTAATGGTGATTTAAACCCCAGTTATCCACCATATAATTTAATAAACATTTCTAATCATGAATCAAGATTAGAAGTTGCACTAGCAGGCTTTAAAAAGAAAGAAGTTAAAGTTTACACAGAGTATGGTAAACTAACAATTGAGGGTTCTAAAGAATCCAAAGAAGATACAGATTATGCACATAGAGGACTAGCACAAAGATCATTCACAAGGTCTTGGGCACTATCAGATGATACTGAAGTCAAAGATGTTAATCTTGAAGATGGATTATTAACTGTAACACTTCAAAAAGTTGTACCAGACCACCATGCTAAGAAGGAGTATCTATGAAACTATTAACCCCCTTTAGCGTTATCAAAGATGCTATCAGTGATATCAAACGCACTAAGAAAAAAACTAATTGCAAAAAAGTAGTTCTATGATATAATAAGTTTATTGTACTTATTATATGGATTACAAATCATCTGGTGTAGATATCGAAGCAGGAAATGCTTTTGTAGATAGTATTAAAGATTCAGTCAAGTCCACTCACAGGCCAGAGGTCGTGGGTGGACTTGGTGGTTTCAATGGTATGATGAAAATACCTGAGAAATATGATAAACCAGTATTAGTATCTGGTGCAGATGGGGTGGGGACTAAACTTGAAATTGCACAGATATGGGATAAACATTACAATGTAGGTGTTGATTTAGTTGCAATGTGTGTCAATGATGTTATCACATGTGGAGCAGAACCATTATACTTTTTAGATTATATTGCTACTGGTAAATTGCAAAAAGATAAGTTAAAGGAAATAGTAGAGGGTGTTGTTAATGGATGTGTCATGTCAGGTTGTACTTTGATAGGAGGAGAGACGGCTGAGATGCCTAGTATGTACACCTCTATGAGATATGATTTAGCAGGTTTTTGCACAGGAGTTGTGGAAGAGGACGAGATAATAGATGGTAGCAAAATTAAAGAGGGTGATAAGATAATTGGTATTGCAAGTAGTGGGATTCATAGTAATGGTTTTAGTTTAATAAATGAATTGATATGGAGACATAAACTTGCATTTTTAGATATACCAGAAATAGCAACACCTACACGTATCTACGCACCTTTAGTAAGATATCTTACAAAGAGAATTCCTATTCTTGGTATGGCTCATATTACAGGTGGTGGTATTCCGGGAAACTTACCAAGATGCATGCCAAAAGGATTACAACCATTAGTAGATTGGAACTCATGGGAGATACCAGATATCTTTAATAAAATCATGGTAGCAGGTGATATATCAAAAGAGGAGATGTGGAGAGTATTTAATATGGGTATTGGATATTGCATCATAGTCTCTGAAGATTATGTAAAAGATGCAATGAGTTTAATTGGAAACGATTGTTGGACAATTGGAGAAGTTGTGGTATAATTAATATAGATCATATTATAAAATGTCTGTAAAAC